ACCAGTTGGTACTTTATATTGCTTACCTGGATATAAACCAGCTGTAGATTCTACCAATTTGGGTGGAACTGCGGGGGTTCCTTACGAGGGATTCTTGGCTTACGATCCAGCTCAATACGTTGCAGGACTTCACTTTTTAACCGCTGCCACCGGTGCTTCTGGATCTTTTGCGGGACTTACTTCTGCAGATCTTTTGAACATGAAGGACTTTTTAACTCCGAGTTCAACCTCAGCTCCTTATATCGTGGGTACAGTAAATGGTATTACCGCAGGATACACAGACAGCACAATTAGTCAATTCAGCAACGGAGATCTAATAAAACTTCAAGTTGCTAACGTAAACGAGGTTGGAGGAAATCTTCAGATTGCATTTAGTCACCCTCTAGATATTACCAGATATAGAGATTTGGGAATTGTGGTTACCCCTTATGCAACAGACTACTCAACTACAACTTATATTCCTAGCGGAATTACTGGAGATGTAATCGGAGGAACTGCATATATTCTTGCAGATTCAGATGCTTTGGGAATAGCATATTCTTTAAATCCTGGTGGAACCGGAGCAACATCATCAGCTGCAACAGGAGGATATGTAAATGCTCTAACTGGACAACTCACCACAACTTTCTATCAGAATGTTCTATATGAAGAACTACAAAATGGAGATCTGATTTACACGAATTCCGGTTTAACTACTGAGCAGTATTTAACTTATGCTTTGGGGGTTGATAGGGATCAGTATTCAATCTACTATGCTTTTGCTTATACCAATGTTTCTAGAACTTCAACTACTCTAACTCCAATTGCTAACTTCGGAGCAACATATGCTTCTAATACAACTGGACAAATTGCAGGATTCCCTGCTACTTATAAGTTGGACATAGTTTCTTCGGTTGCTAGCATCAATGAATTCATCGAAGTTTCAGGGGGAATAGGTGGAAAAATCAGCGTTACATCTTTCAAGATGAACAGCGATTTGTACACAATCTCAGTAGGGGATCTTCTAGTTTCAACCGACCAAGATCTTTGTCAAATCGAGAACACAAATAGACAACAGAGATTGACTAAAGTTACCTCGGTAGCTACCACTTCAATCTCAGGAATTGTGACCGTAACAACTGCAAGACCTATCTACTTCTACTCAGGGGGAAGCAGCGGACTTCAAGTTCAAAAATTCCAGTCTATCCCTCAGTTCACTACTTCTTTCGACTTTACATATCTTGAAGGATTCCAGCTGAGCGACTACCATAGACCAGACGGCACAGATGCTAGAGTGAATGCAATTCTAGATGTTATGTACAACACGAACATCGCAGCAACTCTTGCAACTAAAGATGTTATCTCATTCAGATACATCGTTGATACATTCAGCGGGGTAATTCTACCTAACTCTAAATACCAATTGAGTAAGCTGGCAATGATGAGAGGACAAGCTCTTGCTCTGATTAATGCTCCTTCAATGGCTCAGTTCCAGGCTTCTGTAGATCCTAGATTTACTGCAGCCCCAACTGCAGTTAATCCATATCCAGAACTACAGACTCAATATATCGCAGACGGAGGTAACTTATCTCTGAACCCAACTTATACTTTCTCCCTACCTTCTCAGCCTCTTGGAGCATCATTCGCAGCATTCTACGCTCCCTATATCACTCTAAGAGAAAATAACAGAAACATAAACGTTCCACCAGCAGCATTTGTTTCCAACAACTTCGTTGCTAAATTTGCAAATGGTGAACCATACGCTATCGTAGCAGGTCAGAAGAGAGGAACAATTGCAGGAACAAACCTGGTTGGAGTTGAATATGACTTCACTCAAGATGATAGAGGATGGTTAGAGCCTTTTGGTATCAATCCAATCATCAAGAAGAGAGGACTAGGAGTTGTTATCTTTGGTAACCAAACTGCTTACCAAACAGTTAGCTCCGCATTCAGCCTAGTTCACGTAAGGGACCTACTGATCAGCGTAGAGAACGACGTAGAACAAATTCTTTCTAATTACTTGTTCGACTTTAACGAGGATTCAATCAGACTTGAAATCAAGACTCTGGTGGACAACTACCTTGACGGAGTTAGATCTGGTGGAGGAATCTATGCTTACCAAGTAATCATGGATGCTTCAAATAACCCTCCTTCAGTAATCGATCAAAATATAGGTATCATCGACGTTATTCTTGAACCTGCTAGAGGTATTCAGAAGTTCATCAACAGAATTACTGTTACTAGAACAGGAGGAATTGCAGCTGGAGGATTCATTCAATTCGTCTAATCTAATTTTTGACGAAAAGAAGTAAAAGGATAAATAAAAGAAAAAAGAACTAAATGGCTGGATTACCACACTATCAGAATTCACTGTTTGGGATAAACAAATACGAACCCGTTTATCTTAACCAGTTTGAAGTTCTTATTACGCCACCGGCAGCAGTCCTGGGAGGACCAATTCTGGTTCAGCAGGTGACAAGCATTTCGGGTCTAGGCGTGGATAAAACTCCTGCTGCAACTCAGCAGAAATACAAGTTTGCAGTTAGAAACTATGCAGGTGCAAAACCAGAACAAACTGTTTTTGACCTAACAGTTAACTTTACCGTCAACTTGAACGATGCAAACTCCATGTATGTGTTTAAAACTTTAAGACAATGGACGGACTTAATTTATAACCCTCTGACAGGTGCGATGGGTCTAAAGAGAGACTACACCGGAACTATTGTTCTTTCAATTTTCAACAAACAAGGGGATGTATTTAGAAGAATTACCTGTAGAGATTGTTTCCCTATCTCCCCAATCGGAGCTATGGAAATGGACTATAGCGGAACTGAACTATATGACATTAGCCTCCAGTGGGCAGTAGATTACTGGGACGATCAATTCTCATAAAAAAATTAAAATAAATGGCAGGATTACCACATTTTACCAACTCAGCAGCCGGAGTAAAACTGTACGAACCGGTTTATCTCAACCAGTTTGAGGTTTTGATTACTCCTCCTGCTAGTGTTACTTTAGCTAACACCAGATTTAGGGGAGAAGGAATTCTGACCCAGCAGGTGAAGAAGATCTCAGGTCTTGCAGTTGATATTCAGCCCGCAGGAGCGGCTAGTCAGTTTTACAAGTTTGCAGAAAGAAGATATGCAGGAGGCGCTCCTTCTGATACTTCTGTTGCCTTCACTGTCGATTTTGAGGTGAACTTGAACGAACAGAATTCTATGATTGTTTACAAGATTATGAGACAGTGGGCAGATCTTATCTACAACCCTCTAACCGGTGCAATGGGTCTTAAGAAGGACTACGTTGGATCGATGGTAGTTTCAATCTTCAACAAGCAAGGAGATGTGTTTAGAAGAATTAGTTTAAACAACTGCTTCTTAACTGCAGATCTGAATGCAATGGATCTGAACTACGATGCAGGAGAAACTCTCTATACACTAGCTACTAGCTGGAAGGCAGACTACTGGCAGGATCAATTTATCTAATAAACAAAAGAAACTTTCTAAAGACGAATATTCTAAAATAAGAATATTCGTCTTTTTGTGTTGATGAGTATATAAAGTATAAAGTAAATAATTATGAATCCAAACGAAAGTGGAATTTTAAAGGGTCTCTCCCCGGAAGAGATCTTAGCTAAAAAAGAGATGGAGGGGGGAATTGTATATGATGACCCTTTCATTCCAGAACATCCAATTACCAAAGTCCCAACCTCAGAAGACTTGGAGGCAAGACAAACCCCTCTATACACTCCTCCCCCGACCATCGAAGAGATTAGAAGAACCGAGGTGGTAACTCCACCAGTTCAGCAGTCTCCCGACTTGGGAAGGGTTGAAAATAAAAGACCTGCGCAGCCCGAATTTTCCCCTGGATTGGACTTTGGCTGGAAAAATCTTCCGCTAACAGTTCTTCCTTCGAAAGGATTTTTCTATCCAGAGGGGACAAAGATTGCAATTAGATCTGCAGAGGTTAGAGAGATTAGACACTTCTCAACCATAGATGAGGATGATTTGATTGACCTCGACGAGAAGCTAAATTTCATTCTTAGCAAGTGTAGCACTATGCACTTTCCCAACGAGGGTGTTGTTTCACACAAGGACCTAAAACACGAGGATAGATTCTTCCTCATCATGGCAATTAGGGATCTGACCTTTGTCCAGGGGGAAAATCGAATTATCATTACCCCAGAATCTAAATGTAAAGATAAGAATATCTGCCCTATTAACAACGGGATAGAATTGAGAACCGGAGTTCTTTCTTCGTATGATATAGATCCAAGAGTAATGAAGTATTATTCTCCCTCTACCAGAAACTTTGTTTTTCCTGTTAGAAAAATAGGAAAAGAAATTACAATGTCTGTTCCTTCTATTGGGGTAATGAATTCAGTTTCAGACTTTGTATTTGAATGTGATAGAAGAGGAATCGAAGTTGATGAGAGCTTTATTAAAATTTCTCCGTTCATCTTTGATGAGTGGAGGAACCTAGGATTTAATCAAATTATGCAGAAGATGAAAGAATCCGATGACTGGTCCAAGGAAGAATTCTCCCTCTATTACGAGCTTTGCGAAACTATAAAGATTGGAACGGAACTAGACATTAGTGTTAAGTGTCCTACCTGCGGTGCCGAGGTCACCGCACCCATAACCTTTCCCGGAGGGTTCAAATCTCTTTTCGTTATTTCAGATATCTTTGGAGAACTTCTTTGATCTGAAGTTTAGAATGTGGAAAGAACATGGTCTAGATCCAAATTGGGTTGAATCTATTCCATTCTACGAGTACCAAATCTGGATAGAAAAATTGAATCAGGCGGTCGAAAAAGACAACAAAGAAGCCCTTGAAGAATCCGGAAAGGTTGAACTTTTCAATTTTAGCAAATAGCAATTTGCTGATATATAAAGAAAACAATAATTAATGGAATCCTCCCCAAAGCTACTCCAAGAATTGTCAAATCTTACCAGGAACTTGGATGTTCTGGCTAAAGAGATCAGGGAATCAAATAAGGTAAATACTGAATCGCAGAAGACCTTATCTAAAACTGTAGAAAATTCTGTTAAGAAGGAATCTCAAGCTGCGAAGAAGGTTTCTCCGGAGGCTAAACCAACTAGTAAAACCGTAGAAAATTCTGTTAAGAAGGAATCTCAAGCTGCGAAGAAGGTTTCTCCAGAGGCTAAACCAACTAGTCCTACTTCCACCCCAACTCCGGCTGAAAGCAAAACTAAATCTGAATCATCCGAAGCAACTGGTAGAGTTGCTAAACAGGCCGGTCTCGGATCACTAAAGGCAGCAGGAATGTCTTTTTTAAAGGGGGGATCTATCAAAGACGTAGTATCCGCTGGACTCAAAGGAGGAATCGCAGAGGGGAAAAAGGGTGCATCTAAAGAGGCTATGGATGGAATTTCTTCCATTCAAACAAAGAGAGATGAGCTAAGGGCAAAGGAGAAGGTTTCTCCAGAGGATAAAGGCTTTGAAGCAGGAACGAATAAATTATTTAAATCAACAGGGGAAAAGAAGGAAGAAAAAAAATCCATTTTAGATAAATTAAATCCATTGAAGGTCGAAAAGAAAGCATCCCCTGAGGAATTTAATTCTTATTTGGCTAGTCTATCTAGAGATGAGAAAGCGTCTCTTATTAATGGTCTAGAATCTGGAAAAATAACTAAAGACGACGTTCAAAGAATGATCAGGGAAAGGGGAAAATCCGAAGGATCCACTCCGGGGTCCAAAGATAAAGAATCTAAAAAATCCGAGAAGAAAGGATTTTTCTCTTCCCTGATCGAAAAGATAAAACCAAAGGAAGAATCTAAAGAGGCAGAGCCCAAAAATGAAAAGGTGAAACCTCCTTCTCCGGACGGAAAACCTTCTCCGGACGGAAAACCTTCCTCTGAATCTGTTACAAAAAGTCCTGAATTAACTGAGGGTCAGAAAATAAAAGAGTCACTTAAAAAATCTTATGAGGAAAGTTCCCTCGGGAAAACCGTTTCCGGAGTTAAATCTTTGATTAAAGGGGTAAAGAAGAGGAAAGAAGAAAATTCCGAAGACAAAGCCGGGGCGATAGTGGCCGAAATGAAAAAAGAAGAACAGGTCCTAAAATCAGAATCATCTAAAGGAACCCCATCTCCTGCTTCTACAGAAAAAAGTTCATCGGTGTCTGCTACACCAGAAGTAGAAGCCGTCAAAAACCCCACTT